AGAGACGTTTAAAAACTGGTAGAAAAACTGGTAGAAAAACTGGTAGAAAAACTGGTAGAAAAACTGGTAGAAAAACTGGTAGAAAAACTGGTAGAAAAACTGGTAGAAAAAGGGGTAGAAAAAGGGGTAGAAAAACTGGTAGAAAAACTCGTAGAAAAACTCGTAGGAAAAGGGGTGGGATTGTCACATCCAACGAAGATCACGAAGATGACGAAGATCACGAAGATGACGAAGATCAAGAAAAAGATGTTGGAGGTGATAGTATCAATAGTGCGCCAAATTGGTATGAAAAAGAAAATGGTGCATGGACTATGACTACCTATAAATCGGTTTGGGGTTTTTCATGGAAAGATAGAAAAAAATACACACAATTAAAAGATTTGGACCATATGATTAAAAACGATTGTATATATTTAGACGATAGTATTATTCGCCAAGAAAACGAAACACAATTACAAGCAAGCAAAAGGGTACATCATAATTATTATCATAACTATTGGTTCAAAAAATTTAAAATGGATTTAGAAAAAGATTATAACAGAGTTGGTTCAAACATAATAGAAGTGGGGACTGGTGAATTTTTTTTAAATCTTATTAACGAAATATTTGTGTGTGACTCTCCTGTTTGTGTAAATTCAAAATTTTCCAAAATAAATGAACAGATAGACAATTATACAAGAGGCCCTTATGGAGCATACGGGTTGATTTACCCTGTCCAGGTACATCCGAGAGTGATATATCACGTTATACAATTGGATTGGAGAACGAAAAAGTCTTCAAAAATTAATCTTGAATTATTAGAATATGTAATAAAAAAAGTAAAAACATGGTCGAAAATGATGATGATTTGGAATCAGAATAATGAAATTCTGAAGAGGGAGGTCCGATCAATGAACTCAGAATTAAGCAGAATTAAGGGGAAATTTAGAGCAATTATCGCAAAAAGAAGAAAGGGAGACAAAGTCAAGGTCAATTACTATACTAAGTATTACTCAGGTGTGATTATAGATGTGAACAGCGACGGAACTTACTACATTCACTTTAAGGAGCCAGAGGATCGACGCATCAACGGCATCACAGATGCACAGATTGAAGAAGACGGGGATTCATTATGGAACATGCAACCACTAAAAGAGGACCAGACGGTTGATGGTTTTGGATTCAGGACTGACTTGGGTCAAAAACAATATTCCAAAGATAATGACATTAATGACATTGCGGAATACCAAAAAGTAATCAACAACAACACGCCACCTTTGACTTTTGCAGATATACCATCTCCAGTAGGTGGGTGGGACTCTCCAGATATACCATATGATGGTCCAGTCACTTTAATATAAGGGGAAGAAAATTTAGGTATTTTTCTTTTGGAGATGCTGACAATAGTGACGAAGACTATTAATATATACTATAAGTGGTGGATTGAAGGGGAAGAATATATTATTTTTGATTTTTTCTGTCGATCTTTCTCTCGTTCAATAAAGGGTTTCTTTTTCTTTCTCATTCTAATACCAATATTAAATAATTTGTGGCCATTGCAAAAGGGACATTTGTCTCTGCATCTATCTCTACACCCCCAGCAAATTGGTTTATCCTCGCAACATTTCCCATATCTACCAAACTTTACATTTTGTAACCCACCTCTCCTACAATTAATATATTTAAGATTAGAAGAACTTTCGCAACAAATCACACAAACATCTTTTTTTATCTCTTCTTCATAATTATCTCCATTACCATTATTTTTTTTGCAAATAATTTGGAGATTCATCAATTTTTTTCTTATCTTTTTGGTAACTACTCTTTCTTTTTTGGAAACTGTACTCTGAAAAAGTTTATCGGCTTTTTGTTTATGCGTTTTTCGGATATTCCTACTATATTTTCGAGAACTTGACTCCTTAAAATTGCATGTATTTTTTACCATATTTGTGTTTTAGATACTATTATATAATGTTTATTATTCATAAATATTATATTCAATTTTCGTATTATCATTAGAATATTGCTACTTAGAAACACCGTGGATGATAAGTTGTTCTTTCATAATAATCTCTTGGTCAATAAGGAATTCTCCAACTTTTTCTCGATGATCTCCTTGCAATTGAATAACGTCCCCAAATTCTTTATTTTTGATAATTGCGCCATTGCACTGTAAATTTTTACGCAATGCTTTACAAATTTTTTTAAGATCCAAATCGTCTGCCAACCCTTGTATTGTTAGTACACACTTTCTTCTATTTCTTTGTTGAATTCTTAAATGTACTTTACCACCGTGAGTACCTATACCAGTTAGTTGATCAACTTCCGCAAAAGCATCCTTCTCTTCAAAATTCATAATACTATTCATAGTGTCCGTAATGTTATTATTATTATTTTTATAATAATAACGTATTCAATTTTAAGGATATGGCTCTCCTTCTACCAAGTTCAATGCCAAATATTCTTCCATGGTTAGGCCAACAGGTTGTGGATTAGCAACAGACGGTTGTGGATTAGCAACAGACGGTTTTTCACATACACCTGTAGTTATATTACACACGGTGTTTTCATTATTTTCTGTGATGGTGTCTTCAACACCAATGCCTAGCGCTTGTCTTCTACAGTATTCGTGAGGATTTGGGCGAAAATTACAAGGTGCATCTCCGCCTTTTTTAATTTTTCTACGAGTTTTACTTTTCCGTTTTTTTTTAGTTTTTCTTTTCCTTCTTTTTGTTTTTCTTTTAACTTTTTTATGTGTGTGTCCTAATTTAGAACCCTTAACATGTTGTTTATATGTTTTTGCAAGGTATCTTTTTCCATGTGTATTCCACATATAATGTTTTTTAAAGTTTTTCTTTTTTTTACCACGTTTTCTTTTAGTTTTTCTTTTAGTTTTTCTTTTTCCTTTATACTTCTTTTTTTTACGACTTTTTCGGTTTTTCTTAAAACCACCAACAACAACTTCAAATGTACTAGGATCATATCCCTTAACAACCGATTGTTTATGTAAGCTATCTTGAGCATTAGTATCTTCTACATCAGCTGATGGTTTAAAATAAGTAAATAAATCAATATCAGAATAAACATTATCTTTTGAACCCTCTGGATATGGTTCATTTTCCTTAGCACCCCTCGCTATTTCCAAAGACGGTATATCTTTAAATTCTTGCATTGCGTGTCTATCTGTAGCTAATGATAAGAAATATTCAAAAGATGGTATTTTTTTACAGGCTAATTCAGTCATTATTTCCATAGCACAAGTTGCTACATTTTCAGAAGTTCTATAATTTAAAGGTACCACATAATCTTTTGGATCACTTACCTTATCATAAAAACCAGTTTGTATCTTACCTACTACATTACCTATAGTTGTTGGATCTGCAAATAAATAATGGAATGCTTTTATTACATTTTTTTCTTTATCATAATCACTAGGTCCAAATGTTATATTTTCTACAGGAAATTCATCATATCTTAATGATATATTTCTACACAAAGAGGGTTGTGTTATAGGCCAAGCCTTTTCATGGACAACTTCAAAAATAATTAATTTTTTTATTGCTCTCATAGCTCTATTTTGTTCTGTTTCTTTATTACCAGAATTTTTTGGTAAGCCTTTCATACTAATCATAGGAAAAATTACTTCGTCTGTAAATTTTTTCATATAAGCATAAAATTGGTCTATTGTTTTAAGATCATATAAAGTTCTTCTTTTATAATAATTACTATGTTTAATAAATACATCATAATATCTCATAGTTTCTTGCACCTGTCTTTTGGCATGTTGCATATCATGTGCCCAAAAATCAAGTGGAGTATTTAAATATTGGTCTACATAAAGAGGCTTATCAACTATACCCATTATAAGTATAGGCGCACATCTTATACGAATCAAATCAGTTGCTCCAATATTTGCGCAAGTAGGAAAAATAATATTTTCTGGGATACCATGTTCTGAATTTAAAAAAGTTGTCATGTATGATCTATATCTAAAAATATGATAATATGGACCTATTCTTTCATTAACAGTTTCAGCAGATTGTGTATTATCATTTTCTCTCCAATAATAATCAATTAATTCTAAAAGGTGTTCGATTACATAAATAGTTGCCACATAGGGAAAATTAAATCTATCTTCTATCATTAATCCTACAATTTTATGAATAACTTGTTCTAATAAAATACCCCTATTGTTATCCATAAACCATCCATATATTTGCTTATTTTGAAATAAACCTTTAATTAAAAATTTAACACATCCACCTAATTCGGGAAAGGGTGCATCACCACCTTCATTTTTTAATCTGGTTTTAAACATCATATATATATCATAAGCATTTCTACACATATCTTTTGAAAATTTTTCATGTGCTTTAATATCTTCATCAAAATCTGTTGTTCTTAAATATTTTGTTATTAACTCTTTTGGTTCTTGAGCTCTTTTTTTGACTCTCTCTGCTCTTTCATCTTTTTCTTCTTTGTTCATCTGCGACGTGTCAATGCCTCCCTCCGCACTGGCACGGTTGGCGGCCACGGCGGCAGAAGGGACGATTTGGGTTGGGTGGTAAATGCGTTGGTTTTCTTCTTCCATATATATATAAATATATAATTAAAAAAAGACGCGGCGCATTTTTATTTCTCTTGCGCGGCATTTCCTAAATTTCGCGTTCCATCATCCTATCCATCTTATGACCTTCCCTTCTCCTCGCATTTCTTTCTTCTCTTTTTTTAATCTCGTCATCAGTAAACTCTCTTCCTCCCATACCCTGTGGAGCATATTCACTATAACTATTTTTTAACCAATTCATAATTATATATTATGTTAAGAATATATAATTATGAATTATTCTTCATCGCTAGAACATAAATAATATTGTTTCTTTCTTTTTTTCTTTTTTTTTGTTTCTCTTTTTAAATGACATTCTGGAATATCTCTCCATCCCAACTTTTTTATTTCTTTTTTTATTTTCTCAAAATCAATTTGTAGTTTATCAACTACCTCTATAAATGGAACTTCTTTTGTATGTCCTTTCGGTTTCCATTGTAATTCTTCATTCCACTGTTTTTTTCTATCACGTATATCCCCATAAACTGGTTTGTTGGTTTCGGTTTGTAAACTTTGTTTATGGCAAAATTTACAATACTCGCTGTCTTTCTGCATGGATCTAATACACTGTGTATATAAGTTATAATTTTTCTGTATACCATAACACTTTCCTGGAACAATATGTCCATAAAACGGTAGAATTATTTTATTACTTTTTTTTGTATCATTTATTTTTGAATTATTTATTTTTGAATCATTTATCTCTCCGTAAATTTTTTTAATTAGCCTAAATGTTTTTTTATCATAATAGTTATCTTCTAATTTATCTTCTATTTGGGAAAACAGTTCTTCGGGTTGCATATATTAAAAAATTTGTCACAAAAGCATTAAGTCGTTTTAATTAATTATTTGGAACCCAGTGCACGACCCTTACCTGAGAATGGTACAAATTTTCCAGTTTGTTTAAAATTATCAAGTTTAACATTTCGAGGTGGAGAGATATCTGGTTCTACTACAATTGGTTCAATATAATCATGAGGTTGGTCAAAATCAAGATCAAGATCCGTATTAATAATTTTAATAGTTTCAGATGGTTGCGTATCTACAACATCAATACGATAATTCATATCTTTGTGATTAATAACAATGGTTTGACCCTTCGTCACGACTGGATAATCCTTACTCATAATATGTTCGAGAATTTGTTTTGGATCAGGTAGATCTATAAATTCTGTTTTGTGGGGTTTTAGTTTTATATAACTTCCTTCAGGGGGGTTTATGTATTCAATTGTTACAGGACTTCCTTCTTGTAAACCTAAATCTTCCAAAATATAATAGGGAACGTTTACTAATCCTTCTATTGCTGTAAATTCGTGAACAGCACATACTCTGCCAAATTCGCAAACAGGATTTGTTACTTTGAAAAATAGTGGATATTCTACATCATCTCGTTGATCTATTTTATGAAGAATACTAGCAGGAAGTAAAATTTTATTGCTATATTTTAATTGTTCTTGAGTTTCTTGTGGAACCGCACTACATGCATAACTAAAACAAGTGAGGGTGTCCATGATTTTGATAATAATATTTATATTGGATAAATATTATTCAATTTTATTAATGTTAAAATTTACTCTTTACGTCTGGAATGGTTAAAATAAATCGTGTACAAGGATCTCCTAATAATTGATAATAAAAATAATCAATATTATTTTTGAAATCACTATTTGCAACACTTGTTTGAAATATCTCTCCGATGGTGAGAGTTTTAGTGGCATTTATAATTGTTGAATTAAGTTGTTTCTGCATGTACATAGGTGCTGCCCAAGATTGTAATATACTAGAAGCAAACATTGCTATTGAGCCTTTATCCTTGGATACTTGGAATTCTTCTGCAAGGGACATAAATCTTTCATCATGTGATCCAATGGAACATCCTACGACACATCCTAAAAAATATTTGTTGGTCGGAGAGATATTTGGTACATCTCTTACATTAAAATTAGTAGTTGATAATGTTATTTCATTTGCATGTCCAACATATAATAATAAAGATGTTCCATTATTAATGGTTG